CGTCTGTGGATGGGATATGAGAGCCCCATTGCCCTTGTTCTTCCTTCTGCCTGGTACCTTGGACCATATCCATTTGGCCCCAGTCCATAATATCTCTCGATTGTTATAAAGCATGCGTGCCCCTGCCGAGGCAGCGGGCGCGGCGAGCTTCATCAGTGCTTTGTTATTATTGCGAGTTACCATTGCCATCGCGTTGTGTGTTTACTTGGTCAAGCTACGGCGGAGTCAAGGATACTGGGCTCGTGAGCGTCAGTACCCTCATCTCCAAAGAGATCCATTTCCCATCTATCCAGACGGTCCTCCAGTGCCAATTGCTCGTCCCCCGTGAGACCAAAGGCCTGCCAAAAGCTGGCTCTTGACTCGGGGGTTACATCGTATTGGCCACCAGATCCCCGCCATTTATGAACATTGGTCACCGTGTCTATACGTTGATGCTTTCTTGGTTCATCATATAGTCTAAACCTAGAGTAGAAGCGCTCAACAACTGGAATCCCAGCCGTGAGTGCAATCCCTCCATGATGCTGTGCATTACTCCACGCTTTGCGTGTAGCCAAGTCCCGTATATTATTGACACAGTGGACGTCCTTGCTCATGGCGGTTCTGATGTTCCGGACCATCTTCCATCCACCCTGAAACTGTACGGGGTGTGCCTGGCAGAATTCAACCTCTTCCAGTTGAAATACGGGTGGTTCCACCTTCATCGTATAACCTAAATCAAAATTGATACGATTAGACATTTTGAATTTAGCACCAAGACCAACAGGAATGTAAGCCTCTCTAATATAATCACGACCGTTTTTTGCAGTTCCTTTTAAATTTGTATAAACAGAAGATGCGTTTACGTAACTAGGTGCGTAAGCCAAAACTCCGTAACCTAAAGAAGCGATAAAATTAACAGTATGAGCTCTTTTTAATAAATCAATAGAGCCAATATTTAATAATCCTCTAATGTCTGCACCGTAAGCAATTTTTGTACTAAAAGATTTAAATCCATTGGCAACTCCACCAACAGCATCAGCGTTATTTCCAGAAATATCTCCGAAAACTAAATTTGATTGTATCCCAAAAATGTGGGTAATCTGGTTACGCAAAGAAAGACCGTAACC